TCTCTCCATCACACACCCAAGGCACCATTATTGAGGACGGATTCGCCCAGAAGCCATGACAACTAAACCTGAACAGGTACTAGATAAGCCGAAGCTGATGGGGGCTATCCGACCAAGGCTCGAGAACGTTCCACTCAAAGGGACTTCTCGTTCCGGTGAAGTAGAAGAACTAGCTGAGAAGTTAGGTATGCCTCTCATGCCTTGGCAGTCTTATGTTCTCAAGGACATGATGACCATCGATGATAATGGCGAGTTCATCCGCAGATCGAATCTGCTCTTATGTGCTCGTCAAGTAGGTAAGACTCACCTTGCATCCATGCGGATCATTTGGGGACTCTTACAAGGCCAGCGAATCGTTGCAGCATCTTCTAACCGAGGCATGGCACTGGATACTTTTCGCAATGTGGCATGGTTGATGGAGCATCACGATTGGCTTCGAGTGCAGATGTCTCATAAGCCTCGAATGGCCAATGGTTCAGAGATGATTTCGATGATCAATGGCGGTCGCTATGAGATCGTTGCAGCTACTCGCGATGGTGCTCGTGGTAAGACTGCCGACTTCTTATTCCTCGATGAATTACGAGAATGGGATGAAGAGGCTTTCAAGGCAGCGACTCCCCTGACCCGCGCTACTGGCGGTCAATCACTATTTGTCTCTAATGCTGGTGATGCCTTCTCTGTCGTACTTAATAATCTTCGAGAGAGAGCACTCTCCTATCCACCAGAGACTTTTGGTTTTTACGAATACAGCGCAAATCAATTCTGCGACATTTACGATCGAAAAGAATGGGCACTAGCTAATCCTGCACTCGGTTGGACGATCACCGAAGAGACTTTGGAAGAAGCTGTGGCCACTAGCTCTATCGAAACCACTAAGACTGAGATGCTCTGTATCTGGATCGATTCACTCCAGAGCCCTTGGCCTCATGGCATATTAGAGGAGACCTCTGACAGCACAGTCACCATCAGCCCAGAGATGCCATCGATCATGGCATTCGATGTGGCACCTAGCCGCCGTCATGCCTCACTGACAGTCGGTCAGATCCTTGAAGATGGCCGGATCGCGGTGGGCATACTCCAAAAATGGGAATCACAGGTGGCAGTCGATGATCTCAAGATCGCAGCTGACATCAAAGCGTGGACGGACAAGTATCGACCTCGGATGGTCTGCTATGACAAGTACGCAACTGAATCCATCGCCAATCGTCTCAAGATGTCGGGAGTAATGATCCAAGACGTATCTGGCCAGCAGTTCTATCAGGCGTGTGGCGATTTGCTTGATGGCCTTGTCAATCTTCGCATCACTCATGCCGGACAAGATGACTGGGTACAACAGATGAATAACGTGGCAGCCAAAACTAACGACAGTGCTTGGCGAATCATCAAGAGAAAATCTGCTGGCCCGATCGATGCCGCTATCGGTACTGCCATGATCGCTCACCAGCTGATGAAGCCTCAGAGCACCGCTTCAATTCTCTACGGATAGGCAACACTCCAAACACATAATTCTTATCGCTGCGGTGTTTTACCTTGACATTAGAGAAAAATTGTATCTATGGGACTATTGGAGACGTTGCGCTTGCGCGCACCTAAAGAAGTCGCTTCATCGGCATCTGTGAAAGCCCAATACGCACCCGCTGTTATGGATGCGCCATTTGGCAATTACATGATGGGCAGTGGTTATGGTGGGCTAGGAAACTACGCCAACTCCATCATTCGCCAAGATGCGATGTCAGTGCCTTCGGTGTCCAGATGCCGCAACTTGATCGCCGGAACGATCGCCACCATCCCGCTCAAGTCGTACGACAAGAAAACTGGCGAAGAAGTAGTCAACCTCGGTTGGGTTAACCAACTCGATAAGCGACAGCCTCTCGGTGTGACGATCGCGTGGATCTGCGATTCGCTCTTCATGTATGGCGTCTGTTATTTACAGGTTACCGAGGTATACCAGGACGATAATCGTCCAGCGAAATTTGCTTGGGTACAGAACGATCGAGTAACAGTTAAATATAATCAATACAACACCGAAGTTGATTACTACATGATCAACAACGAAAAATTGCCGATGTCAGGTATTGGTTCACTCGTTACGATTCAAGGATTTGATCAGGGTCTCTTAATTAAAGCCCAGCAGACAATTCGCGCAGCTATTGACATTGAACGCGCAGCTTCTATTGCTGCCCAGACACCAATCGGTTCGGGGTACATTCGCAATAACGGAGCTGACTTACCGGATCAACAAGTGCAAGGAATTTTGGCTGCTTGGAAATCTGCACGTCAATCACGCGGTACTGCCTATCTCTCAGCACAATTAGAATTTCAACCGATTTCATTCAAGCCTAGCGAGATGATGTATAACGATGCCAAGGCTTATTTAGCACTTGACATTGCTCGCGCTTGCAACATTCCGGCAACAATGATCGATGCTGAAATGTTGAAATCCAATACTTATCAAAACGTTATTGATTCTCGTAAAGATTTCGTGGCCTACACCTTATCGCCATTTATTGAAGCGATCGCTGGACGATTTAGCATGGACGATCTCACACCTCGCGGAGTTGAAGTTCGCTTTGCTGTAGATGAAACATTCTTACGCAACGATCCAATCACTCGTCTTACAGTTATCGAGAAGTTACTTGGTCTCGGACTTGTTGACGTGAACCAAGCCAAAGAAATGGAAGGACTGTCACCTGATGGAGATGGAGAAGCAAATGCGACTGACATTTAGTAGCCCGATCGATGCGGCCGATGCTGGCCGTCGCGTTATTAGCGGCATGGTTGTCCCGTTCGGCAAGGTTGGAATGACCTCAGCCGGTGCGGTTGTCTTTGAGCGCGGGTCAATCGAGATCCCAAATACATCGAAGATAAAGCTGCTTGCTCAGCATAATCAAACCGATCCTATAGGCCGCGCTCAATCCTTCAATGAAACATCAGATGCGATCTACGGAACCTTCAAGGTATCTGCATCGCAAAAGGGCACCGATTATTTAATCATGGCTTCAGAGGAATTGATCTCTGGCCTCTCAGTCGGTGTGGATGTTGTCGCATCCAAGCCAGCGAAGGACGGCACTCTCTATGTTCAGAAAGCAATCCTACGCGAAGTCTCGCTCGTGGAAACTCCTGCCTTTAGTGATGCTCAAGTTCTTAGCGTGGCAGCTGCCGCAGGTGACATGGAAGATGCCGCCGAAGAAATGCTCGAGGAAACTGAAACCGAGCTCATTCAAGAAATTTCTGATGCAGTGGACAAGTTGAAACTTATTCAACAAGTCGAAGAAGCATTAGAAGAATCCGAAACCCAAACAGAAAGTGAGGCAGCTGTGTCAGAAGATACAACTTCCGCAACAACTGAGGCCGCAGCAACCGCAGAAGCCTCACGCCCGACAATCAAAGCAACTGCACCAATCTACGGCGGCGCAACCGCAACACCTCGTCATGGAATCACATCGATGGGTCGTTATGTAGAGCACAAACTCAAGGCTGCAATCGGTGACACCGAATCAGCTCTCTGGGTAGCAGCATCAGAAGATCGTCGCAATATCACCGCTTCATCTGATGCAACAACTGGAAATAACCCAGCATTCTCACCAATCCAGTACCTGTCTCGCTTCGTGAGCAATACTTCGTTCGGCCGTCCTACAATCGATGCTGTTCAGCGTATGGCTGCACCTGCATCAGGACTCCAAATCAACATCCCATCACTCGTTACATCAGCCGGTGGCGGTTCATCTGTTGCACCATCAGTTGCAGTGAACGCACAAGGCGATGCTCCATCTGATACACAGATGACCTCTGCTTACGAGACAATCACATTGCAGCGTTATGCAGGTCAACAGTTGGTGGATCTTGCTCTTATCGAGCGTTCAGATCCTGTCTTCATGGATCAACTTGCCAAGCAACTTGAAAACGCATATCGCGCAGCGACAGATGCAGCAATGATCGCAGCACTTACAGCTGGTGGAACACAAGCATCAACAACAGCTGGCACAACAGCTGGCTTGATGAGCTTCATCGGTACAGAAGCACCACTCGCCTACCAAGGTTCTAGCTTCTTCGCACAGAATCTCGTATCTGGCATCGGTTGGTGGCAGAACGTAATTTCTGCAAATGACACCACAGGCCGTCCGTTGTTCAACACAACAACACCTTGGAACTCTGCTGGTGATGCAAAACCAACAACAATTCGTGGCTCAATCATGGGCTTGGATTACTACGTTGACAAGAATGTTGCATCAACACTCATCGATGAGTCTGCATTCATCATCGCTCCAGAAGCAACAATGTGGATCGAATCTCCAGAAGCATTCTTCAGCGTTAACGTTGTCGGATCAATGGGTGTATCTACATCGATCTACGGATACGGCGCGGGCAAGGTTCTTATCCCAGCTGGCGTTCGTCGCTTCAACCTCACCTAATAACTAAACCAGTATCCACTAGCTCTATTGGTGCCCTTTAGGGCTAGTGGTCTTAATCGAAAGGAATCAGCATGGCCGCAACTTATGTGACCGCAGACGAGCTCAAGGCTAATCTCGGCATCGGTTCTCTCTATGCTGATTCCATCGTTGAAGAAGTCTGCCAAACAGCAGAAGATTTAATTAACCAGTATCTCTGGTTCGATTCTTATCCTGTGGTCGGCGTGAGCTGCCAAGGTAACAAGGGCATCGCTGTGCTATCCGTTCCAGTTGGATACACCACCGGACAAACCATTACGCTGTCCAACTGCGGCACTGATTACAATGGCAGCCACGTTATTACAGCCACCTATCCTTGGTCACAAGGCTCTGGGTCTTTTCCTATTTTCCCATTCCTTGCTTGGAATCAACTGAACTTTCCACGCGGGTATTCACTTATTCAATTTGATCTTACTCACGCCGATGATAACTATCATCAGATCGTCCCGTATGGAAAGGCTGCTGGAGTAGACACCAAGCAAACCACATACGGGTCGACTCCTGCGATCAGAGAAGCTGCGATGAATCTGGCTGTCGACATCTGGCAAGCACGTCAGCAATCATCAGCTGGTGGAATATCACCGGACTTCGCACCATCGCCATACCGCATGGGTAACACACTCATGGCTCGCGTACGCGGTCTCCTTGCGCCATATATGTCACCACGAAGCATGGTCGGCTAATGACTGCACTTACCACTCTTCGATCATCCATCGCCACAGCTCTCGCTAACCCGACAGTGTGGAACGTCTACGCATTCCCACCAGCATCTCCTACGGCTAACTCTGTGATCGTTCAACCGGATGATCCTTATGTAGTGCCTAGCAACAACACCAATGCTGGCATCAGCCCGATGGCCAATTTCAAGATCACTGGAATTGTCCCGATGTTCGACAATCAGGGCAATCTCGGAGACATCGAAGCATTCATGGTCGCGATCTTTAACAAGCTCGCATCATCTTCCATCGTTTTCAATGTTCAATCTGTATCGGCTCCGGCCGTTCTGCCTGTCGATGCTGGCCAGATGCTTGCATCGGATATATCCATCTCAACACTAACCTCATGGAGTTAATCATGGACGATCTATCACCTGAGAATTTGGCTTTCTTAATCAAGATCGGCCAGATCCAACCCAACACAAAACCAGCAGCAGCCACTACAAAGAAAGCCGAGGAAGAATAAATGGCGATATTCCTAAATAACCAAGCAGGATTTAAGCTCAACACCACCGGTAGCACATACGTCGATCTTTCTGATCACGTTGCATCTATCACCATTACTCGTAAATTTGACGAGCTAGATATCACCGCTATGGGAGATTCAGGACACCGCTTCATCAAGGGTCTCGAGTCATCCACTATCGCTGTTGAATTCTTCAACGATGATGCAACTGCCTCAGTCCTTCAGAGCCTTCAAGCTACATGGGGAACCAACGCAGCCTTCAAGATCGTACAAACACAAGTAGCCGGAACTGCAACTGTCTCAGCTACTAACCCGCTTTACACAGGCGTTGTGCTCGTTAACAACACAACCGATGTGGCTGGCGCAGTTAGCGAAGTCGGCAAGCAGACCATCACCTTCACAGTCTCAGGCGCAATCACAGTAGCAACCACAGGAACCTTCTAAGGAGTAAAAATGGCACAGCTAAAGGTCACAAGGGCATCTGGAGACGAGAGCACACATGCAATCACTCCAGTGATCGAATTCTCTTTCGAGCGCGAATGGAAGATCGGTTTCCACAAAGCGTTCAGAGAAGAAGAGAAGCAAACCCATATTTACTGGCTGGCGTGGAAATGTCTCAGCCTTGTCCAAGATGAAAAGCCATTCGGGGAGCCATTCATGGCAACGATCGCCAAGGTGGAAGTCCTTGACGATGAATCCCCAAACTCGTAGGGCGTGATTCTTTTACCTATTTCATCGCTGCATTAGCGATAAGGACAGGGATCGCGCCTAGGGAGTTAATCGAAACAGATCGCACATTGCTCACCGCAATGGTGCAAGTGCTTGAAGATCAGGCAAAGGAATTGGAGAAATCACATGGCCGCCGTTAATGTCAAAGACTTAACCGCCATGAAGAAGGCTCTCAAGACCTACTCCCCTGAGCTGTATAAGTCGATGAATGTGGAGATCAAGGGTGCTCTGAAAGTTATTCAGACAACAGCTCGAGGCTACGTTCAACCAAGCTATTCCGGTCTATCGAATTTCAATAAAGGCACAGGGTTCATGCACTATGACCCAACAGCTGTGAAGCGTGGGATCGTGATCTCTATTGGGGCATCTCGCAGGAATAACAATGGCTGGAGAGCCTCTTATGGAATCTTTAACCGCAACGCTATTGGAGCAATCATTGAGACTGCTGGGCGTAAGAACCCCAATGGCCAGCCTTGGGATCCTAAATCCACATCTAAGGGCAAGTCTCACTCATTTAACCCTAATGCTGGCGAGCAATTCATCGCTGCATTAAATAATGGCTCTGGCAACATTAAGAACTATGACAAGAACCCCAACCACCGAGGTCGCTTAGTTTTCCGCGCAGGTGTCGAGGATCAAGGTAGGACTAAAACTGCCATTCTTCAAGCCGTACAAAAGGCCAACGCTGCTTTTCACTCTAATTACGAGGCGGGTCGATAATGTCATCAAAAAATGAAGTCGGAATACCATTTGTCTCAACTTATGATCCCAAGGGATCTAACGCGGCATCTCAATCCATTGGGAAATTAGAAAGCCAAGCCTCTAAATTAGGCAAGACATTCATCGCTGCATTTAGCGCACAGAAGATTCTTTCCTTTGCCAAGGATTCATTAAAAGCATTTGCTGAGGATGACAAGGCAGCCAAAGTTCTCGCCAACACAATGAACAATCTTTTCCTTGGTGCTGACACAGCCAAGGTTGAGGCATACATAAAGAAGCTCGAGACCACAACTGGCATACTCGATGATCAACTTCGCCCAGCCTTTGACACCATTGTCCGATCTACCAAGGACACAGGCAAAGCCACAGACCTGATGAACCTTGCGTTAGATATTAGTGCCGGAACAGGTAAGGATCTTGCCAGCGTATCGAATGCACTTTCCAAAGGATTCTTAGGAAATACCACAGCTCTCGGAAAGTTGGGTGCGGGTCTTAGTGCAGCCGATCTCAAGTCAAAAGATTTCGCCAAGATACAAAAGAAGCTCGCTGATCTCTTTCGTGGTGACTCAGCAGTAGCCGCCGGATCTTTCCAAGGCTCGATGGATCGACTCAATGCCACAATGAACAATGCCAAAGAAACTATTGGCAAAGGGCTCGTGGATGCTTTTCAGATTCTTGCGGGGCCCGATGGCGGTCTTGCCACAGCTCAAAAGGCTGTCGATGACTTTGCCACAAACTTTGCTGATTCACTCGTTGGACTAGCCGATGTCTCTAAGACTGTTTTCGACTTCATTGGGAAGGGAGCTAAAGGAGCATTTGGAAA